GCTGGTAGTCGCAAAGTATTGAGTGTTCCTGATGAGATATTATCAGCGTTTGAAGCATAGGTGTTTGTATATGATACGCTGTTTGAATATGCGGCCGCAGCGTTACCTGAATAATTGATTGCGTTTGCGTAAGCGAGAGCAGCGTTACCAGAATAAGTGATTGCGTTTGAGTAAGCTGTTGAAACATCATTATTCGTCGCGATGTTCAAATATGTAGAACCATCGGTCGTTAGCGTCCACTTGTCTGTAGACTCGTTCCAAATCATAAACACGTTTGCACTAGATCCACGAGCAATTTCGAGGCCGGCGTTTTCTGAAGGGGCCCCTGACGCGTCGCTGTTCAATGTTATGATTGAATCACCGATCTCAACAATATTTGTGTTGACATATGTTGCGGTCCCAGAAACCGTCAAGTTGCCAGCAATTGTGACGTTATTACTAAATGTGGCTATACCAGCAACGTTGACTGTATTGGAAAATGTTGCTGCACGAAGAACATCGAGAGTCCCATCAGTATCAATAGACGTTGAAGTAATTGATGTATTAATTGTTGAATTACCGACTGTAACTTTTGATGTCGATAGGTTTATATTTGCACCAACGTTAACTGCGACCGACGCGTTAGCGGTTCCAGTGATTGTTGCACCACTGGATCCAGTAATTAACCCTGTTACATCTAACGTGTTCGAAAGCGTAGCTGCTCCTGTAACAAACACTGTGTTCGAAAGTGTCGTAACACCTGTCACACCAATAGTATTTGAAAGTACAGCTGCACCTGTTACATTTAACCCAGCTGAAGCAACTACGTTAGCAACAAATATTTTTGACCAAACAAGTGCTGTGTTACCAAGGGAATATGTTACGTTTGCACTTGGAACAAAATCACCTGTAGAAGTTCCTGTGTAAATCAAGTTTCCGGTTACTGTTAGATCACCACCAATTTTCACGTTGTTGATGACGTTTGCAAATGCAATATTTGCACCACCAGAAAGTGTCACAAGACCGGTCACACTCAACGTATTTGAGAGTATAGCAGCGCCGGTCACGTTAATTGTATTTGACAGTATAACTGCACCAAGAGCATCCAGCGTTCCATCCGTATCAATAGATGCACTTGTAATTACAGTGTTGACTGTGCTGTTGCCGACTTTAACTTGTGATGTTGAAAGATTAACGTTAGCGCCGACATTCATAGCTGAAGTTGCGTTAACATATCCTGTAAATGATGCACTGTTTGATGATGTAACTAGCCCTGTTATACCAACCGTATTTGAGAGTGTTGCTGCCCCAGCAACGTTAACCGTGTTCGAAAGTGTTGTTGCTCCAAGAACTGCTAGCGTTCCATCAGTATCAATAGAAGTTGAAGTAATTGCTGTATTAATCGTGCTGTTGCCAATCTTAACTTGTGTTGTCGATAGATTGACGTTCGCACCCACGTTAACACCAACGGAAGCATTAGCAGTTCCAGTTATTGAAGCACCACCGGTCCCTGTAATAAGCCCCGCAACTGTTACTGTATTTGAAAACGTTGACACACCTACTGCATTTACAGAGTTTGAAAATGTTGCTGCGCCTGTCGCGATAATTGTATTTGAAAGTGTTACGGCCCGAAGAACACCTAGTGTTCCGGCAGTGTCAATTGCTGAGCTGGTTATAACTGTATTTACTGTGCTATTCCCAACACTAATTGCTGTTGATTCGATGACAACGTTCGCCCCAATTGTGATCGTAGAATTAGATAGCGTTGTGTTGACTGTGCTATTACCTACTTTGATTTGCGTCGTTGTTAGGTTTACATTCGCACCAACATTCACCGCACCGGAAACATTAGCTGTTCCAGTAATCGTCGCTCCACCAAGGGCAGTTAATAATCCTGTTACACTAGCAGTATTAAGAAATTGAGCATTCCCTGCAGCAACAATTGTGTTCGAAAATGTTGCTGCACCCAACGCGGCGACTGTTCCAGCAGTTTCGAAACTGCTTGAGGTAACTGTTGAATTGACCGTTGAGTTGCCAACAGTAATTGTGCTTGGTGTTAAAACGACGTTCGCCCCTACTGTTACACCACTTTTTAGTGTAGCGGTGTTTGAAGCAACATCTGTAGAAGTGATTACACTATTAACAGTCGAGTTACCAACTTTGATTTGTGTCGTCGTTAGGTTTACATTTGCGCCAACATTTACAGCTGTCGAGACGTTAGATGTCCCCGTAACAGTTGACCCACCAAGACCCGTAACTAGACCCGTAACGCTTAATGTGTTTGAAAGAGTAGTGCTGCCAGTAACAGCAAGAGTATTCGAGAAAGTAGCATTGCCAGTATTAACAAACGTGTTCGCAAAAGTGACTGTACTATTAACACCCAACGCCCCAGCAATATTCGCCGCTCCACCAATACCTACTGTCGAGAGAAGATTGGCTGCCCCGGTAACAGAAAGGGTGTTTGAGAGCACTACGTTGCCGGTCAACGCAGTCCCACCAGCAATATTCAGACTCTCAACAACATCGAGGTTACCTGTTGCAACGTTCACTCCATTAAGAGCGAGTAAACCATGTTCTACTTTAAATGCTAGATTTGCCATTGTTTTTTACTTTATTAGGTTAGCAACAATTTTTACTGATGAGTTGTTTTGTGTCTGTGCAAAACTGACAATCACGTTCGACGCGTCAGTTGAAACAGAATAAACGCCCAAGTTTGCTCCTGCTGGTGCCACGATGGTTGCATAAACGGTTAACTGTGCAGTATTTGTGGTAGTGTCCTGCGCCACAACGAGTTCGTTGATCTGCGTGTTTGTACCAAGCTGGGACTGTGCAGTAATCTTTCCTGAAGAGTATGTAGCTTTAGGAAACGTAAAAACGGGAAGTGGTGTCAAGCCCGTCCCAAGATTCGCGTTTGCGGAAACAATGTGGGTGTGGTTGGTATTAAAAATAACATTCGAACCGATGTTCACATTATTTAACGTTATTGTGTTTGATGTGACAACTACAGTATTCGACCCAATATTTAATGTATTACCATTCAACGTGCTGTTGACGGCATTGCAAAAAAGATTCGCGGCCGAAATACTAGTGTTTGTTTGTAGTCGAACAAAAACTGCTGTTGAATTGACAGTGAGGTTTCCAGACACAGCAACATCAGAAATAATATTAAGCGTTGCGAGTGTTTGGACATTGCCACCACGAAGAGCTGAATCAACAACAACGTTGTTTGATCCGAGAATACCAATAACAAACGCGTTACCGGTAACGAGAGAACCATTCGCCTCAGAGTTAGCAGTTAGTATTTCGTTTGTTAGGGCATCCAAAAGTTTGTTTGTTTGTGTTACCCAACCCCCGAAGGTATCGGTTGCAATATCGACGTTTGCTACTGGTTTGGCCATTTTTTATCCTGTAATTCTTGAACTTTTTTTGTTAAAACGGCAACTTGCTGTTGCAAATCTCTCACCAAATCAGCAAGTTGCATTAATTTTTGCCGCTCTTCGCGGCGTTGCTTATAAGTTTTATACGCGTCTCTATCATTATTTATGACCGCATTTGTTGCGGGATCACGCTCAAAACCAGGAGCTATCGGTGTTTTCATGTTTATGCTGATACCGCGATTGCCCTCACGTCTTTAATCAAAGGAACACTGAACGTGTATGGCGAAAGAAGAACAACCTTCAACGCAAATTGTTTATACGTGTCGACAGGAGCGAGACCGTTTGTGTAATACCGAGCAATATTGCTGTTTTGTGGATTAATAAAAGCAGAAAATTTGTTAGCGTCAGAGACCTTTTCAATTTGCAACCCGTTCGAATTAAACGAGGTATTGCTTACTGTATCCGCGACTGTAATCGATATTGAATTTGCAGCTGTCACAAGTGACACGAAGAAATTGTTCGGTGAACCTTCCTGGTACACGCGAATTAACGTGCTATTAACTGTAACGTTCGACGAAATATCTGCAGACGTGCGTATCACGTTGTTTGGTGTTACCATACCACCTGCTGCAGCAAGAAGCGTTCCGTCAGTGTAATAATTAGGAATCTGATATTCGCGCTCAACGACGTCATCTTTATTTTGTGATGAGCTAACGTAGTCAGCTTGATTAACTTCTTCAAGCAATGACCAGTTCTTTGACATTGAGCTCTCATAATCTTCGCCATTCAGCAACTGCGCATATATTTTAATATTTGTTTGCGTAGGAATATAAGCTGACGTGTACACTCTCAAATCCTCTGCGTCTTGTTCATTTCCAAGGACGACCTTCTTTGAAATATAACGTGAGGTGGCGTTACCATTACTTTGCTCTTCGCCAGTGGCGTCGTTGTTTATGATATAACGGTATACAAGGATATCCAAATCATCTTCAGCAATATATGGTGACGTGTAAGCGTTCTGTGTAGTGAAGACAAGTGAACCATTTACTGACACGTTGCCTGTGAACAAGTTGTTTGTCAAGTTTGGTTTAACAAGAGATTGTGAACCAATCATTGCGTCGTAGCTGTCAATAAATTGTCTTTTTGCTACTGGAATATTTGTTGAAATTGTTTGGGTGCCGTAAACCGTGTTAGCAAATTCGATAGAAGCATTAGAACCCGCTTGTGATGGAACGACGACATTCAATTGGGATGTTACGCGTCCGATATCAAAATTTTCTACTTGAGAAATTACAAGCTGAGCTCGTGAATCTTCCCCTTTAATCACGTCCGCTGCATCAAAATATACCGTGCTGTTTGCAGTTGAATCTGTAAGAATTACATAGTCAGACTTCTTATCAAAAATGTATACCTTTGCTATTGCAGGGTTGTAGTATGAGAGACCGGCTGCAGTAACATGTGGTTGCTCGTCTAAGGTCATTGACGAAGCACTAGCAACAGAATCAACAAAACGAATAAACGTGTTTCCTGGTGTGCTGTCCGATATAACAACAGAACTACCAACAGCGAAGGTCGTATCAAAGGTTGTTCCGCCTGTTCCCACCACAACCAGCGAGCTACTATTAGACGTAATTGATCCCGTCAGAGCAGCCGTGTTTTGGTAAACATATTCACCAGTGATTAAATCTGTTGAGTAAGAGTTCGAAAGATACTTAATTAGTTCGTAACCTCTCTCTTTAAACAAGTATGTGTTTGTAAGAGGGTTGAATTTAGCGACGTTTACGTGGAACTGTAAATCGGCTGAGGGGTTCTTCGTTAGCACTGATCCGTTTGTAATCACGTAAAATGCCCCGTCATTATAACCAGAGTTTATTGATGCTGTGTATGTTGAGTTGAGATATGTTTTGCCACTTTCCCCCCAATAAAAACTAAAACCAGGATCCCCACCATCAATCTTAATTAGTATAGCGTATTGGGTATCGGTCGCAACAATTACAGGCCGCTCAAACGAAAATTTCGTGGCAACCTTAGGGACTTCAGTCAATTCTGATGTATTAATATCGTCCCATTCGACGCGGGCACGTGACCCCTGAACAACCCGGTTTAATTGAGGTTGGTCGTTAAGTATTGGACATAGGTATACAGAGATACCTGGCTTATAGAGGCCGGTAGTGCTATTACCAGCCTCTGGCTTCGTTTCTAGATATAACTCGACGCTTGTAATGTGCACAACGGATGCGTCGGCAACCGCACCCTTATCGAGGTAAAAAGATTGTGCTAGATCAAACTGTGTTGACATTTATTTTTCCTTTAGTCGTCGCCGCCATCATCACCATCATCACCATCATCACCATCATCACCACCATCATAGTCATCGACTGGTTCTGGTAGTTTTGGTGGATAGGCAAACGTATAATCCGAACGAACTGGTAATTCTGTAACGAGCGACGTTTTAAAGAATATCTTTTGTGTTCCATATGATGAAAAGACCCTCTCGTACAACTCTGGAAGATCGTTAACACCCGCAGCCGCATTAGCAACAACAAGAGTCTTATCACCACCGATCCGTTGGGCCATTTCGTTGTATCGCTCTTCGGACGTTGCTGCGGCAATAGAAGACCTGTAATAGAACAGAAATTCTGCGCGCCCAGAATCATCGGTGATAATTGGACTTCCGATCGCACCGTTCAAAGGTTTAATATCTGCTGCCGCTACTTTCCTTCCCTCAAAGAACACAACATGCGTGGTCGAAGGCATCAAACCATTAACAACGATTGTGAACACTCCTTGCTTAGCAAGAAATATATAATTTAAATTTGTTGCTGTTTCGGAAGCGAGTGAATATCCACCTGGGATTTCAGGACGCGGAGTTAAATTTACACCCATTATGATTCCTTATCTTTAAGCTGCGATATCATATAAAAGAAGCTTGCCATGACCCACAAACTTAGTCCAGCAATAACACCTTTTTGTTGTGGTTTGTTGTTTGAAAATCTTCCGACAACAGAGGATACAAGTAGACCAAATTTCATGATCGCGCGACCTGCCCTACTATCATTAACAGCTTCGCCCATTATATAGGCCATATGATTGGCCCATGGTGTCGCAATTTTCTGCGCCCATTTGATTGCGACAGCTTTCTGGGTCTGCGCGCGAATTTCTGGATCGCGGATCCAAAACATAAATTGAGGACCTTTCCCTTCCATCCATTCAACAACTGTTGTTGCCCACGCCACGTAACCTCTGTATGTTGATGGCTTCGATGCACGAAGCATATTACCAAACTTTTGATCAGCAAGGAAAATGTGGTCTGGGAGAAGCCCAAGCTCATGGAGTTTTGTACAAATAATCTTACATCCGCCGTATGAACCCACTGGTTGAGCGTGAGCAAGACTCAATGTTACTGTTTGCTCAAACTGCCCTTCAACACTGAACGTTTTCGGTGTAACCGAAATTTCCCCCTGGAATTGATTGCGAACACCGCTACCAGCAACAGAACCAGTCGCAATTGGTTGTGTAACAACGCGTTGCTCAGTATATGGAAGCATTAGGGTGTTGTTAACAATTGAATTATTCGTTGTGGTGTCTGAACGCTTGAAGGCCATTTGCATGTTAACATGCATTTCTTCAGGATGCAACTCCCCACGCTCAAAATCGATATAAGCAGCAAATTCTTTATTAGCCTCGTCAACCTTTACGTTGTCTATAAAGCTGTCAACAAAGAATCCGTTTTTAAACCTACTTACTGAAGGATCCAGGCTACTTGGAATATTAAGTTTATTAATTTCGTTTTCAAGTGTATTAAACGACACCTGCGCCTCAACATTTTTTAGCCTTCTTTCGAGCGCGGCTATATCCGTCATCTTATACTGCGCTGGTTGTCGTGAAATAGCTGGTGTTGTAGCATCACTTTTAATCATGTGATACTTCTTCTTTGGATTGCGCACACCATTAGCGCTACCGACAAGACGCGTCATGAACGTTGATATAGTGTTGCTTGAAATTGCGCCGACGGATGGATAAGCTGGTATTGTTATAATACCCAACGAAATCGTTTCCATTGGTGTTGCTGGTGCTTTAACACTCGCCGCACCTGTCATACCAGTAAGAACTTCAAAACTACCGTTGCGATTAAGAACAACACGATCCTTACGTGACAAATAATGCTCGACGTCGTACGTAAACTGGCTGTCTGGTGTCGGAAAGTATTTCGTTGAAGCTGATAGCGTGCCGACATTGGAAGGGTTCGTTGTAATCTGAAACAGGTTAGCGTTATTTGCAACATTAGCTGTTGCAATTGTAGCAGGCCGGAAATCAATCGTGTTCCGCAAATCAAAATTTCCGAAGTCGGGGATTTCAAATGTGTTAATTGTGTTGATTGAGTCTGCAAGCGTCTTTGTATCATCAATAGTAAATGAGCTGACGGTTTTGTGACCTTCACCAGAATGCTGCAGTATATCAACCTTCGCAACAAGATAATCAGACCCCGTTAATACGAGGTTTGAGTCTGACATCTTATTTAAAGCAGCAAGTTGATACGTATCACCGGTTTGGCCATTATTAACAAAAAAGTTCTTTGTTACTTTTGGGTATGTTGTGTCGACGCTCGAATTACCAATATAAACTTCTTTCAGACGAATTACGTCTGGAAGGCCGAGTGACCATGGTCCGGCGACACCACCGGCGTTGTTTGAAATATTAAAGCGCACATAAGCGTCGCGATACACACTTCTTGTAATTTCCGTTACGTCGTTTCTTTGAACAACATATGAACCAGCTACGGCTACGCCAGATGAAACAGCGTGCCCAATATTTGCTGTTATAACTTTTGAGTTCGCCGACAACACCATATTACCAGAGGTAGTAAAACGGAGAGGTCGGAATGCTGGGAAGAATAATACAGCGTTAGCTGAAATCGTATTCATCGTTGTTGCGTTAGCTGTCGTTACAGCAACAGTGCTATTTGCAATTGCAGCAATTTGGAAAATCTGGTTAGCTGTCGTATTCGCAACCTTCAAAAAATCACCAACGTCGATAAGCGACGTATCGTTGATAACCAGACTATTATTTGTTACAACTGCCCCGCCAGCAAGGTTTGCGGTTGCCTGCGCGTTAGCAGTAGGGACAAGAACAAAATTCTCTATTTGGTTGTCTGATAGTTGTGTTGACGGCGTGTACGGGAACGTTTCCTCGCTTGCTGACAACGAAATGGTAATATTACCATTGCTTGCAAGAGAAAGCGATTCGTTAACTGCTCTGTATGGATAACTAGCAGCATTGACAACCGCAGTCGCTGTAAATCCAGTATCAAACACTATCTGACGATCAACTGATTGCCTTAATACAGCAACGTTTGCGTTAAGTGAAGGGTCATACTGCAACTTCACATCTGCAAGCCCATCAACCGCCCCGTTGTAATATACTGAACGAACGTCACGGAAGTTCTTTCCAGCGTTCATTGTAATACTAAACAAATACAATTCATATTGTGTTGTTGGAAGACCCATAACACCAGTATCGTGCATCATTGAACGGAGTTTTGCTGTTCCAATCTCGGCACCAGGCGCTACAATTGCTACACCAGCAGCTGTTGTTGTGATTGCGTCACCAGCTGTGTCGCGAAGCGACACACTTGAACCGGCGGCAACATTAAAAGAACCTACTAATTCGTTGACGATTGTATATGAACCGTAACTAGCGGTTACTAATTGGTTGGTGATGTATCTTGTGTCTGTCGCTTTAGGAACCGCGACAAGCGTGTTTTCAAGCGTTTCTATACGTGTTCCTGAGATGTATGCAACACCTGGATCGACGATTACTTGAAAATGGGTTGTGTTTGGAGAACTATTGGCCGCCGAAATCACCAGGTCTTTTGTGCTAACTGTGAATGGATCAGTTACGTAATCACCTGAAGATTCAGACGTGCGCCGTTCAAACTCTTTTGCAAGAGTGTTATAAACTGTGACGCGGTTTTCTTTATATGGTTCCCCCAAAGCGAACTCAACTAATGGAAGGAATGATGTGTTCGACTCTGCTTGTGTTTTTGTAAGAACAACTAGTGTTGGTTGAAGTTTAAGTCGATCAGCGCCTGGGGCGGTCTCGTTTGGTTCACCAGTAGCGTTGTCAAGCAAACTAGTGTCAACAACACTTGATACTACACTTTCCGCGGTGTCGAAGCCAACAACAATTTGGTCAGGATTGTCTGTATATTTTTTGACGACAATTGACTGTGGATCTACTTTAAGGAAATGCCCCTTTTGATAGATTAGACCACCAGTGACCGCGAACGCGTAACCGTTACCGACTACTGGAGCCGACATCGTGTTGTTTGCTACAGTAATTTTCGTTAGGTAATTCTGCGACTGAACATTCAATGCAGCAACTGTTGCAGAAGCCAAAAGTGGTTTGATTGTTGTGTGTGGTGTGATTAAGTATGCGCTACCACCTGATGTCACTTGGATACTTGACACAACACCAAGGCTATCGGTGATTGGCGTTCCTGCAGCCCCACTACCAACAAGAGACACAACGTTTGCTGATGCACCAGACGAGCTTCCGGTAACATTGTATCCTGGTACAAACGTCCACTCAACACTATTTGCAGACGTGTTTGTAAGATCCGCTGTTAGTGGTTTTACTTTAAGTATTAATGTGTTCGAGAAAGCGGTAGCATTAACTTCGGTAACTTGTGCTTGCGCACCTGTCGTTGCTTGCGTGAGCACATCAGATGTAGTAAATGTGCCCGAGTTTGTATTCACAGACAGCGCGCTCATGAAAACAATAATGTCGCTGTTCGAAAAGTTCACACCACCGTTATAGACATTAACGGAGAATACGGGCCAATTGCGATCATATACTGTGAGCACATCGTTATTTGAATAGCTGCTGGCGCTGTTTGATGCTCCTGAGTTTAAATACTGAAGATATAGAGTGTTGAGGTTAGGGTCACGACTTGTTAAACCGTCCGCGTAATCAACAACCTTCGAAACAAGGTTAGCAGTATTTTTTAACCAGTATTGGTTATAAGTTAGTAGGTCGACCGGCTGATCTGTTGTGGTAACGTCAAGAATTTTAACGAACGGGTAGTAAGGGAGGTATTCAAAGTTTATACCACCAACAATTGTACCGTTTTTGAATACATGGCTACCAAAACGCTCGATCTGATTTTGAAGGATTGTTTGTAGTTGATTAATTTCGCGTGTTTGAACCGCCACACTTGGCTTGAAGAGAATCTTGTAAAATAGCTTCTCTTCGTTGTAGTCGTCAAAATATGGCGCGACGTTAAAATTTGTTTCGAGTGACATTTATTTTCCTCTTAAAACTTCAGTAGTATCTTTAATTGTTCTGTTTGTGAATTTGATCTTGGTATAGGGTTGACGTTTTCAATATAAAGCACACTTCCCGAAAAAGGTACTATGTCCTGGGGAACGCGTCCCACAACATTAGCAACTGCTCCCGAATCAACGCCAACAATCGGCTCACCAATATTAAAGGTTCCACGAACCTTCGTTAAACTCAAATATGTTGCGTCATTACTATGGAAAACACCATTAGCAAGGGAAACATTATTTTGGTAGACGGCCTCGTCTTCAACAAACGTTCCTGAAATATAGTCGACAACGTAGCGGAACCGCTGATCAAAGGTCGTAAAATTCTTCGCCACGGTATTTATCTCGTATGAATCGACATTTCCCGAAGCAGTGTTCCCTGTTGTATAAACAGAGTCGCCAGTAACGAAAACACCAGCAGCGGCTGTTATTGTTAGTATTGTTCCACCAAAACTGGTAACGACTCCAGTTGCACCAGAAACTGGTTGTGAAATTGATACACCAGGGGTAAACACACCAGAGACGGATGAAGCGTTTAATGTTAATTGAACGTTGGCATACAAAACATCCTTTACAATTCCTATCGTTCTAAAATCATTATCTACCGGAAGGACACCCGATTCTGAATTAGCAAATGACACACCAAAACAGACGGCAGTTGCACCTAATTCAGAAGCTGAATTTGCCCCGTGGCCGCCTCGAGGTGAGTAAATAGGAACAAGAACTGCTGCGTTAGATATGCCGCCAGTATTACCACCAACCGTTAGCGTAACGTATGAATAATCGCTACCTCTATTAATAATCTCTACTTTATACATCGAGTTGCTCGTTGCTGTGTTGACTAATCCTCGTGCAACAAAACCAGACCCATCACCAACCGAAACAATATTAGGAGTTATTTCATACGTACTCGAAGAGGTTGGTGTCGTAGTAAACGCGCCGTTCGTGGTTACCCTTCTTTGGGCACCATTGTAATCAATGATAGACTTTAGCTCGCCGGCCCCTGGGCCAGAGATAATATATAGTGCACTTCCCACATAAAAACCACTGTTTGAGCTTGCATAATTTGGAAGATCAAACTTTAAAGGATTGCCGCCGACAGAAATCTGCGAAGTAGCAAACGTATTTGCAAGAGTAGAGTCGTAATTTGATCCAGATGTGTCAACCCTTACGAGCTCAATTGCACCTGATACGGCATTACCAGCCACGTTCGCGTTCGGTTGAATTGGCATCCACAGCTGTGTCGCGAACTTTTGCCAGTTCGCCGCTAAAACACTATACATGTATTTCCATACGTAACCGTCCGATGTGCTATAATATGCGTCCGATGGTGATGTTTGTGCAAGGCCTGGTTCAACGGTTGACGGCGCGCCACCAAAATTGTCGAGTACTTTAAACACGTCGTACTGACTTTCTGCATTAACTGCAACGTAGAAGTTTTCGCCGAAAACTACCTCTGCAGAATTATATGGTGTGTAAACCGTATCAGTTACCCACTCTACACGAGGAATCATCAACGCAACGTCTGAATCAGCAACACGCTTCCCGAACACCATATCTTCATATGTGTTGTAAAGCACCGATTCAACCGAATCGATAGGTTGAGGGATCGATCCGTTAGCGTACGATGTTGGTTTTCCAGCGAAAACAAAGTATGTGGTGTTCGCTGCTTCAACAACCGACTCTTTAAGTTGCTCGGCATTGTGGCGCCGAAAATTTCTCGTTACAAGAAAACTCATATTAGCGTGACCTCTGTATTACTTGCGGTTATAAGTATGTCGCCTTCCAGTTCGTGGGTTAATGTGCCGAAAAGCTTAGTACCAGCTACGTGCATTACTTGCTTCAAGACGTTTTTATATTGTTCAAAAGGAATGCTTACCTGGACATCATATGAGAAATTCTGGTAATAGTCGCCGTCATGTAGGTATTTATCACTACTCAAAAAGCCTTTTGTTCCTTTGTAGTAACCTTCTCCTGTGCCCTGTGTTTCCGCATATGTTTTCATCGACAGCGCGCTGGTCGAATTTGCGGCACTCACGCCTGTTACAGTCTCGTTTTGCAAATATCCAAATCCTGAATTATACACTTCTGCAGCAATAATTGTTCCGTTTGCAACAATAACGTCGGCGGTGATGACAGCATTATTACCAATATTAAGGGTATTGTTATCGCGTAGGACTTGATCAATCACAGCTACCGCCCCCGATTGCTGGCCGACAACGTTTGCAGAGTCCGCGGTCCACGTATCAAAAAACGATAACCTACGAACATTTAAAACTGTTGTGTTAGATCCCTCTTTGATTTGCTTGACTGCAGTAACAGCAATTGTTGCTGTAGTATTAACGCTGACCACGTCCGCAGTTACTAGAGAGGTTGATGTCGCCACTTGGTAAGTATTAACAAAATTGCCGGGGGTAGTGCTTGTGAGAATAACAGTAATCGTCCCCGAGTTTGCCGCAATCGACGCACTATGCACATAACCAACAGCGATGTTTCCGCCACCGTTATCCTGGTAGATTGCTTCGCCAACGTCGACAGCAGAATTCCCACCAAAATTACTCACTGTTAACACCGTCGCCGGTGGGGTATTGATTTGTTCAACAATTTCTAACGTTGCGAATTCTGAAGAAGCGTTAGACACATACAAAATATAATCGTGCTTATCGTGTGCAGATGTTTTTGCTTCAAAAACTTTTACAAACGGAATCTTCGTATAATCTTGCCCACCATCGATACTCGTAAGAGTGGCAATTGCCCCAATCGTGTAATCGGAAATATCTAAACAATCGTAAATAACAGTGGCATTGTTTCCAGAAGGGAATTTTTGAAAACCAAACCCAGGGCCACCAGTGTTCGAATTAGATGTGTCGAGTCGGACGTCAACAAACCGCACGTTACCAGTATTAAAGTCCCTGATGAATGTGTTATCAATTCGGACATCTTCTTCGTAACTCAAATCGCCAATATTGAATGTTGCGCCTGACCCAAGGCCTACACTCGTAATAACAACATTACCACCACTCGACGAGTAAAGGAAATTATGTGGAAGTTCAGAAAAGGCTCCAGTAACGTCAATAACTCCCAGTGAAGATGAATTCGAACCTATCATGTTTCCGGTGGCTGTCGTTGAAGTAAATACGTTGCCTAATCCTTGTGCTGTATTTCCTGCACGGTAAACGAGACCTGATGGGTTACCGTTTGCAATGTCGCCTGATCTCGGCGAAGCTAGAATAATACCTGACGTGTTACCGGCATCATATGTTATCCCCATCACTACAGCGTTCCCTGCAAGATTATTATTTGCGTAGTAAGCTTCAAGAACATCACCAGCCACAAAAATCCCCGAGCCAGTATCAAAATCAAAAGTTAACGTTGGTTGCGTGACGGTATCAAAAATTTTGGTTGGTTCGAGATTACCTGTAAAATCCAACACCTTTGTCGACACCAAAACTTCAGCATTAGTTGTGTATCCAAATCCTCCGGCGACAGACTCAAAAACAAGAGAGAACCTAACGACACCCGTCTCGTTTGAAATCTCTGTTACACGAACGATACCACCACCACCGGAACCAGTAGTAATGTTAACAAGGTCACCAACCGAAAAGTTTTCACCGCCTGTTATAATATCTACAGCAGATAATGAACCAAGCACTTTTGGGAAACCTTCAATCAACGGGTTACCCTGAAGCGTGATGATTTCGCCAGCGGAAAATGTGCCAATAACATTACTCATGAAAAGCACGGCGCGGTATTTTCCAACGACACGTTTAGTAATAATGCTTTCAGCAAACGCCGTAGCTCCTGACTGCGTTCCAATAACTTGTTTTTGAACAAGCTCGGCGAGATTTGGCGCGCCCGGCAGCAACTCAAGGTATACTGGTTTATACCATTTGCCGTCGGACAATTTAAAGATATCCTCTTTTGGATAATACAAAGTAGGAGCTGCATTATATACTGACCGGAAGAAAATCTCGTACCCACGTTCCGACCCTTTGGAACGGTAGAAATCCATAATATGCTTAACCAAAAACCGCGTGTCATTAACAGCGAGTTCAAAAGGGAAATATTTGAGATACTTTTCTTTGAAGTGTATTATAAATTGATCGAGTGTTTCGTCAATGTCTCCATACTCGCTAAGATTTCGAGAGTGGTATGTTGGGTTACCTGAGGCTTCCATATACTCAAAATATGCACGAACAAACTCTACGAAATTTGGACCCTCGTCTCGGTAAAACGCAGGAAATTGCCGTTTTACAAAAAACGAAATATTGTCTTCAATGAGCTGCATTACTCTCTTACCTTTATCACATTGATATTAATGTCGCTCTCGAGGATTCGAAGAATGACATTACGGCGCGAGAAAATATCTTTACTTTCGGGCACAGCATAGAATTTAATAAGACCTCCAGGAGCTGATGCTGGCGCAAAATTTGTTAGGACGATTCTTCCTGTTTGGTAATCAACAGTGCCGATAGGTTCAACAACACTAGTGAACCCCGATCGATCTGTAACTATGTTTAACGTCCCAGTATTATCCATGATTGAACAAATAATACCTTTATATGTAAACAGCGAGGTAGTCACAGTATGTGCCGCATCTGACGAAAAGGTGCTCTCTGTCACATAGTACTCTCTAGAGAGTGGAAGATCAAAGTTTATGATGTAATTTTTAAGAGTGCCGAAATCCAATATTGGAGCAGCGAGAAACTTGAGTGCAGCGATTGTGGTCTCGTTACTAACGATTGACGAATCAGCATTATCAATTTCGTTGACCAATTTGCTATATCGCAGTGTTGCTTCAAAATCATCAAGATTTAAACTGCTATATCCATTTATAGCCCCTTGCACTAACGTTGCAATCTCTTCTGATTGTTTTTGTGTGACGTTAATGTTGTATCGGACTGTCGTGTCAACATCAACATACGTAAAATCAGGGTCGACAATGACGGGTGTAATTGTTAGGGGTGTTCGTGTTTTAATAAAGCTGAGATATGCAGCCTTATTCACATCAGGTATACCATCGGAATCAGCAATATCAACAGTAATGAAAACTTTACCAAACTGTGGTGGCTCGGCGTCTTCGCCGCCGTATACGTTCAAAGATTGAATCTCAGGAAACTGAATTTGTAGAAGTGTTTTGTAGTCGTTTGTTGTCACGGCGCGCTCTTGTGTTGCAACGGCGCGCGGAGCATTAAATCTAATTGATTCGATTGACTCGCTAATACTACCACTTATTGCAGCGCTAACAGTTGTTATTGCAACATTTGTGTGACTATCAATCGCACCATCATTGAGGAACATGTCGACGCCGTTCGGAAGCTCGCCGTTACAAGCTGTGTATGATGCAACAATCGTTGCACCTTCTTTTGGTGTGCGGCCAAAAGTTCCGTCACCAAATAGTATCTCATATTGACCATTAACAGTCGGTTGAATAAAGAACACTTCCGATGTTGGGCTAACACCAAACAATGAAAACGCTCTATTGTATGAAAGTTGAGCGGCACCGTTATCTTCTACTACAGCAACAGCGAGTGATGCGAGATCAATTGTTGGGTTTGAGATGTTGAATTTTTGGATTGCTGCTGAATTAAAGACAAAACTATCGCTTGTATACACACCTTCGTAAATAGGAAGATCTGATACAACGTATGCCCCATTGGCGGTCGCGTTGTTAATTACATATGAGCGATCAGTAACAAAAGTATAGCTCTTACTGCCGCGGCGCCCTGTAAACGACGTTCCCTTTCTAACAAGCACAGATGACACGGGTGTAGTTGGGGTTATTGAGAGGTCTATTGTCGCTTGGGCTGCGGAAAAACTTCGTGGTGTGTAGTTGAGTTCTTTTGCGTGCGAAATAACGCTGTCTCTTAGCTGCGCTGTGTCCATAAACATTTCTGACGCAACCATGTTTGTGTAAAACGAATTTAGGTACGTATTGTATGCAAGAATTTCTAAGAGAACATTGATGTTCGACCCTTCAAAATCAACGTCGCGGAACGCGGTGTTATTTTGAAAGTGATTTTTTAGGTTCTGTTTGATTGTATCAAAATCTAAACCTACTAAATTTACTGATGTATTTGCCATTTTTATCGGGCTCTATTTAAAATGATGTCTATTGATTGAATTGTTGGATTATTTATCACACGAAAAATTAATGTGACCACCATAGCATTAAGGTCAACAACGGGTGTCAAATTAACCTCTAACAAGCTCACGCGTGGCTCGTTTTCTTCAATAGCTGTCGTTATCGCACCTTTAATCGCGGACTCTGTAGACGGATCAAAATTTTCAAACAATAGCTGCCTAATGTCACACCCGAAAAACGGATTAAAAAATCGTTCACCTTTATTCGTGCTCACAATATTTCGCAGCGATTCTCTCACAGCACTTTCGTTAGTTATTTTGTAAACGTCACCAGACGAGCTTTCTAAATTCCCACCAAAATCGGAATATTTTACGATAGCTGTGCGTGCTGTATACCTATCTCGTTTTGCGACAATTGCCACTTTAGTCTCCTAGTTTTACTGCAGATGCAACTTCTGAGCAATCCGTTGAACCCGATCGAATATCGGCAGGGCAAGAGAAATTTATTCTCCCAGTTTGCCGTCGAGCATAATGATGATCGCCATAATAATCATGTAAAGGTCCTTCATATCGTATATCCGTCTGTCCAGTAATTGTTTCGCGTTTCGCACCAGCAGTAACGTTATATGTACCATCTACAGTAACATTCATATCACCCTTAACGTGATAATTTACGTTGCCTTTAATAGTGAGATTGACCTTGCCCTCAATATGTACATGTTGGTCTTTTGCTACAATTACGTAATCGTCACCGACAATTTTCTGGACGCGCGTACCATCCTTATCAATTTCAACGTACGTTCCCGAACGGTGATATTGGTGAAGCCGCTCGTGGTTTGGTGTATCGTCTATCTCAATCACATGACCAGACTCCGATCTGAACACCTTGTTATACGGATATCGTGCTTTATATGGTGATGGAGGTTCTGGACCTAATGGTTGTTTATTTAGCGAGTTACTCCCGCGCGATAAATCTGGAAGATCGTTTGACGCGTCGTTCATTCCTGGTGCACCGGCAACTGTACCAATAACAACAGGTATTTGCGCTTTATCGCCATCAGCAAAAAAACCAAAAACAGTTGCTCCCACTACACATCCAAGGGAAGTAATCCCCACTTGACGGGTGCTCGCACCAAAAACAGGATTTACAACTATTGCCCACGGCAAATCGCTAACACTAACCTTCACCGTATTTGTTGAGTGATAGTTGTGAATGCGAATTTTCAGCCGGCCAATTTTCATGGGGTCGTCGCGATTCTCGACCACTCCAAAGAACCATTTAAACCCGTCACCTAATTCATGCATTATACACTTCCCCCAACCTTGACTAATCTTGCTGATATGTGGTAACTGAAGTTCCCATTATCAACAATATTGTGCCGTAATTTTGTTATCAAATAATTGCCTGCTATGTTACGTTCAAGATCACGATCTTTATTTTTGGTCGCCGATTTATCACTCACGTCAAATACTTCCGACGAAAGAAGGTTAAGTTTAATAACATCACCAACTTTCATTGAAGAGTCACCATAAAAGAGAGCGAGAATAGTTGTTTCTCCTAGAAGAGAAGAATAGATGTGCCGTGCTCCTCTTACATTATCAACAAAACTTGTCGCCACGTCTGCAGCTTTTGCGCCGTATATAATATGGGCCGGTGAAATTTCACGAAGAATGCTTGCGAGCTCTTTTGCTGTATTGTTGAAACGGCTCGCTTTATCTGAAGCCTTAAAACTAAAGTCCGCAATACTATATTGGTTCTGTGTGAATTGTTTCGTCACCACATCAAAAGACCTCACATCAGTCTTATATGCTCCTGAAGTAAGTTTGTGTACCGTATCAGTTCGACCGAGCACTGTATATTTAATGATGTTCCTGAATAGCTTAATATCTGTTTTATGCTCACGGCGCTGGATAGGCTGATATGTATACGTCTTTATACCGTCTATTGTTTCGCGCTTTTGCCCTGTATCCATTAAATGCTCAACAGTAACAAAGTTAAACCCCCGCTGGTTTTCAAAGAAAACGTATGAACTGCTATCGTACGTTGCACTAATCGCTTTCCGTCGTAAGTAATCGACCGCCTGAAACGGAGCCGTCTTAGCAGGAAACACCACACTCTCTGTTCCTTTTGAGCGCTCAACGATAATGTTTTTATTTGATTTTGTATAGTTTTTTAAAACACCTTCAACCAAATCGTCAACTGACCCGACAAGCGCAGTGTCAACGTTTCTCTTTGCGTTCTCGATGCTCTCGTTGCTAACACACCTCAACACATACACCTTCGCAGAGAGGTCATTTGGGACACTTTCGTTATCAACCTCATACACTTTAAAATTAAACGATACTATATCGTATGAAGGAGTGTTGAATGCAATGCGAATGTCTTCTTCACCAACTACAGGAAGATTTGCTAAAAGGTTAACGTCGTCATGAACAAGTATATTACATAACATAGTAGGAGCATCAATATCTTCAAAGATATCAATCTGTTTAATTGATTGACTTATATCGAGAGTTACGTCTTTGTAAGGTGACGTAATTGTTACCGCAGAGATGCGGATATCGCCAGGATTGTTCATGCTAGTAATGATTTAATTTTATCTTCTATTGATCCAACAAACCGCTTGTCGATTATGTTTATTGTTTTGCGAGACTCGTTTAGAGCGTCTTCATAATCGAACGCTGTAACTGGTGCCCAATAAATTTCTTCTTCTGCCGCGAAGGCGTTGACAATAATTGTTGCTGTTGAAATGGTCGCCGACAATGTTCCGTCGTAGTTAATAACAGGCTCGTCAATATCAAATGTTCCATCAATTTTATCTATGGCAGCGACGCCGCTACCAAAATACTTCACAAAACCCGATGCGATTATTTCTCCGCTGACAACTTGTTTGATCTTATCACCGACAACCAAAGCCCCCGACGAAATAGTATATTCGAGCTCTACAACTCTGTTTGTTTCAACAGCAACTTCGAGATCTGATCTTACATACGACGATATTCTTCCGAACACATCAAATTGTGCAGCCCAATACTTCTTTAGTCGACCTGGCAACGAATCATAAGCCCCCACTGTCAACGTACTATCATCTTTGTCCCAATTTACAGCGTAATATAATATTTTTTCCTGTGCAGCGGCAGTAGAGCCATATTTAAGTTTCAAGAAATCGTTAAAATCTTCTTGTGATACCGGCCACTGGTAATAAGGATCAGTAATATTGTTCGCGAGATAAATCAACCACGCATACTCAGGTGAACCGTAGTATGACGATGCAATTAGGTCCGGTCTGTCGCCTTCTTTAACAACGTACGGATGCATTAGTGTCGGGTCATTTAGTTCCGACATCGTCAACGTCACCTTCGAAAGAATGTTTGTTGCGAGTGCCCCACTGTGCGGAACAATTTTATTGTATGCTAGAAATTTTGACATATTAATTTGTGGTTGACAGCCATCGCTTTATGGATGCAGCGTTTGATTCATCAACAGCCTGCGCGCCACTTACTAGTAGAGCGTTTCGGGCACGTTGACTGGCTTCTAGTGCACTTGGAGCGGCTTGAGCGGCTTTTCTAATAGAAGCCGATAAGGACATTACCGGTAGGCGTGACAACTCTCTATCATTCTGGGATTTAATTTGAGCAGGATCAAGCTTCGCATTGACTACTTTGTTTGCCCAGAAATTCTTGTCGTTGAGGTCTTCGGTAATATCTTCCCTAGTAAATATTGCCGTCTCGGTAATTGATATTGTCACGTCGATGATTGATGGGTACTTTTCTTTGTCATTAAAGAATACTAGCCCTTCAGGAGCGTAATTATACGCAAGACCTGTCACAAAACATTTCTTCTTGATCGGATGAACATTGGGGCGGAGCTCAATATCAACGTTATCGGGATATCCGAGAATTGCTCTACTTTGCCCACCGAAACCGTCTTTGCTGTGTGGTAGACTTCTTCCTTTGATGTTGCGGAGTATCTCTTTGAGCATACCAACTTCTTTTGGATTTTTTGGAGAAAATCTAAAAGTGAAATCAAATGCGCGGAGATTGACTGTATTAAAGAACATCGACTCTTGAGGATTAACAACAGCACCGGCGATTGTTTCTATTTCCGATCCAATCACACCAAGAGTATTGCGGCTCTGGTAATAAGCTATTTCAGGAAACCTCGTCACAGCGTCTTGCATCAACTTAGAAAGGTTACCGCGACCTCCACCTTTCTGCACAGTTTCAAACCCCTGCTCTATTAATCCTCCCATTGGACCAATGTTGAACGATTTGTAATCGAGCTTCGTTGTATCACGGAGATTTGTAGGGAGCGGAAATACGACAGTGTATACTTCAGCGGACCGCGGCGCTGTCGTTTTTGAATTTTTTTCGTATCGTGTAAACTTGAACGTGATAGAAAAATCGTCGTTCAAATCTGAAGGAAACTTATTGACACCTTTGTTGTTGTGTTTCGGCGCCATTGTTTCTTCTGGTGACACAGCATTAGTTGGTGCCACCGCACTTGCTTTGTTTTCTTTAATAGTGTCTAGTAACACAGATTTTTCATCTGCAAATATCGAGGCTACCTTATCTGTCAAGCCGGAAACGTTTGATTGAATTGTGTCCTTAATAACGTTACCTTGAGTTAAGATTCCATCAACCGTTGTGTCAAGAAGCCCACCTAACTGGTTACCTACCGTGCCAATCCCCTTCTGTACAATATTAGTGCCTAGACCTGAAACAGAATTTAAAGCGTCCGACGCTGTTTTTTCGAGGGTGGTAAGACCATCTTGGGCTTTGAAATAAAATGAATCAAAGATTGACGGCATCTATAAATACTCCTGATGTTTTATGTTATTAACTATTTATAGTCTTAAAATGGCACACAAAGGTTTTTTTAACCCACGAAATCCGCAAAAATACAAAGGCGACCCCACAAAAATCGTGTATCGATCGTCGTGGGAGTTCAAATTTATGATGCATATCGACCTCCACCCGAGCGTACTACAATGGTCCTCGGAAGAGTTTTCGATTCCTTACGTCTCGCCGATTGATGGTAGGATCCACCGTTATTTCCCCGATTTCTGGGTCAAACAAAAGAATTCAAAAGGATTAGTTGAGGTGCTTGTTGTTGAAATCAAACCAAAGAAACAAACAATTGCGCCAACACCATCTAAAAAGCGGACAAGAACCTATGTTAACGAGGTTAAAACGTGGGGTATAAACTCGGCGAAATGGACCCAAGCAAAGCAATTTTGTGAAGACCGCAAATGGCGGTTTGTAATTTTCAACGAGCACGATTTAGGTATTAAACCTAGGTGAAATACCGGTTAGTATAAATAAGGCAAAAGGGGACTACATAATGCCGAGAAAACTAACAACGTCAGAGTATATCGAAAAAGCTAAAAAAGCTCATGGGGACAAATATGACTACAGCAACGTTACTTATATAAGCTCCCAAACAAAAATTGAAATTGTTTGTGCTGTTCATGGACCATTCTTTCAAACACCAAATAGCCACCTCACTGGTTGTGAATGCCCAATCTGTGGAGAGGAAAACGGGAGAAAAAGTAATCGCTTAACCACTGCCGACTTTATTGCACGGGCACGCAAAATACATTTTGACGCTTACGACTATTCTTTAGTAAAATACACTGTTAACTCTGAGCCAGTAACTATAATATGTAAACTACACGGCAAATTTGAGCAAAACGCTTACGCACATATCCACCCATCAAAAATGAGTGGTTGCCCCGCTTGCTCGCGCAAAGGGTATTCGTCAAAAGCTCTTGTCTGGATTAAATCACAACCAAAAAGTCACCTGATTCAACACGCTTTAAACGGCGGCGAGTTTAAAATTCCTGGAACCAGATTTAAAGCTGATGGGTATTGTAAGCAAACAAACACCATATATGAGTTCTACGGTGATGTATTTCACGGCAACCCCAGATTATTTAAACCCCACGATCTGTGTCACCCGTTTAATAAAACAACAGCTGCAGAACTTCTAGAGAGAACACAAAACAGGGAAGCAAAAATTAAAAAACTAGGTTACAATATCAAGGTAATGTGGGAAGATCAGTTTGATAAAGGACTGAGATAATGGCAATTCTTTTTTCGGAATTATTAGAACAAGCACATCTTCAAAACAATATTCCTAACAAGAACGATCGATCTCGCGAATGGTTTAGATCTTTGTTTGAAAAGCGGAGCAACGCAGCGTTTCCTAAAGTCAACAGATCAATTGTCGGCCGTCTTTATTTTTTTGAATATCTAGCAAAAGGAAGAAAAGAGCTACCTTACCACGACCGAATTCCTTTGGTTATTCCAATTAAAAAAGAAACTGACGGTATACTAGGTATTAACTTGCATTATCTGAGCCCCGTTTATCGGGCCCGTCTTTTTGATGCCCTTCTTGACGTTGTTGCAGTAAAAGACGAAGATGCACAGTTTAAAATAAAGTATGATGTTCTAGACAAGTTTTCAAAATTCAAATACTTCCGACCTTGTGTCAAAAAATACTTGCTAAAGGGTATTCGAACAAGCACTTTAATACCACCCACCGACTGGCAGCAAGCTTTGTTTCTACCAGTAGAAGATTTCCGAGGACCAAATAGTGTTGTTTACCCAAGGCGACTTGTTTGGGAAGATTCACGAGATTTAATAAAGAAGCGTCCATAAAGGTTGATAAATAGTATAAAACAACCAAAAGTAAGGTAACATGGCTAAAATTTTAGAAAACGCAACAAGAGCAATTGGAATTGCATCTACGATCAAATCGTTTCTCGATATACAAGAACCGTCGGAGTTGGCTGGCGGGGCCGGCAGGTTTAGAGCACACATTGGTAAAACAGGGCTTGCTCCTACTAATAGATTTATTTTGACGATCAACATACCATCGAAACTCGGTGCGTTTACAAATAATGTCAAAAGCGAAGAAGTGTCAATGATGTGTAGTAGTGCAAACCTACCAGGAATTACACTCAACACTGTTCCTTTTAAGCCTTATGGTATTGGTATGAACAGGAATATTGTTACCGGCGGTGTTGTAAATACTTTAACCACAAACGTTTATTGTGACGCCGACGGAGTGATGCAAGGATTTTTTTACGAGTGGATCAACCGTATATATGGTTTTTCGAGTACTCCTCAAAACGACCAATCGTACGGAGACTCCAGCAACAGGTATCCAAACTGCGTTGAATTTTTTAGCAATTACGTTGTTGATATCAAACTTGTTATGTTCAACGAATTAGATCAAGACATACTTACGTGCACTATGTTAGACTGCTTCCCAACAAGTTTTGGTGAGGTGAGTCTATCGTGGGACAACCAAAACCAAATTGCTATGTTGCCCGTGACATTCTCGTACGTCAACTGGAGGTTTGAACCTCTTGGGTATGGAGCAGACGCGGTACCTTCTTCGAAAGATTCCCGTGGGCTTTCTGGTTTACAAAGTGTGGTCAAAGGTTTAACGGTTTTACAAACACTTGGTATGATCAAGAAACCACGCTCAGTTCAGGACGCAATAGGTATTGCAAATAACGCAAAAGTATTACTACAAGCATTTAAATTTAACTAACGGAGTATAAATTATGGCCTTACCTAAAATTCAGCACCCAATTTTTGATTTGAAGATTCCTTCACTAAACAAAACAGTAAAGTTCCGCCCCTTTCTTGTCAAAGAAGAAAAGATTCTTCTTACGGCTCAGAGTGCCGGCGACAAAACAGATATTATAACATCGCTCGTGCAAATTATTAATAATTGTGCTTTAGAGGATATCAATGCCGAGAATCTCGCGACATTTGACCTTGAGTATTTGTTTATTAAGCTGCGCGCCCGATCTGTTAACAATATAATTGAGATCAAGTATAAGGATGCTGATGATCAAAAGGAATATCCACTCTCAATAGACCTCGATAAAATTGAGGTTAAGTTTAACAGCGAAAATAATAACACTGTCAAAATTAGTGACAGCGTCTCACTAAAACTTGGGTTCCCAAAACCTGGGATGATCGACTCTCTGAAGCAAGCAGCAAATCCAACAGAAGTTTACTTTAAAATTCTCGCCCACACTCTCGAGTATGTTATTGATAATAACGTAACTACCGATGTTCGCGACGTTAAGTTTGAAGAGGTTGAAGAGTTTATCGAAAATCTTAACATTGCGTCATACAAGGAAATCGAAAAGTTTGTTGAAACACTCCCTGTTGTTAGCCACGAAGCTTCGTACACAAACAGCAAAGGGGCATTAAAGGTTGTGAAGTTGGAAGGCCTAGAAGATTTTTTTACGCTGGGCTAGCCTACAATAACTTAAATAATTATTATTCGGTCGTGTTTGCATTAGCCCACCACCACAAATGGAGTATAAGTGAAATTGAAGGGCTAATTCCCTATGAGAGGGACATATATGTTGAAATGTTAGATGCGCTTATAGAAAAGCAAAAAGGACAACAGTAATGGCAGATATCGTAACATCCGCAGTACGTGGAGCAGGAAAAACAGCAAAGGACGCGGCAAAAGGAGCTGTAGGTGTCCTCACGGCACCAGCAAAGGCAATGCTTAGCTTCTACAAACAGATTCCAATTCTCGGCAAGATGATGGATAACACCGTCAAGGAATACAAGAAGACGAATGATCGTTTGAATAAGACGGTTATGACAAACACAAAGTCTATTGATTCGTTGAGTAAAAACATTCACCGTCTAGGTGTCAACGCCGGCCAATCAGCCCACAAATCGCTCCACAACGATCGTTTCGGGGATATGAAGAAGGTAGCTCTTGGCGGTGGTGTTACAGGGTTAGGTGGTGCAACTACTCCTGCAATCATGATCGGGCTCGTTGCTGCAGCAATGTCAAACAAAACTATTAGAGAGTCGGCGATCGGTGCTTTGGAAGGAACAACGCTTGGAGCTCTTCAGCTCGTTCTCGGTAAAAAGAAAGCAGAAGCGCTTCGTGGCCAAGTAGAAGATGTTGGTAGTGTTGTTGTGGAAAAGATCGCAAAGTTTGGTGATAACATGAATGATATTATCACTGTGCTTAAACCTCTTGGAACGATTTTCAAGGGGCTGAGTGATGTCTCGAAGTATCTGTGGGAGAAGCTGGGTGGCAAGGAGGATAAC